ATAGGTTCAATCATTTGTTCACCCTCTAATATTTCTTTTAAAGGTGTCATCGATTTAATAAAAGTTAAATCGTTGATTAAAAATATTTGTTTATTCAGGTAATTTCTTTTCGCTTTGAGTATTTTCATTTTTTAATCTCCACTCAATCCAATATTTCTTAGCTGCTTCACTCATTCTTTTTTTGTTTTCAGAAGTATGGTTCTTTTTATACATACCATTTCTCACTCCTTTATTTTTCCAACCAAATCTTTTCATACCATTATTTTCACCTGAATTAGCTATAGATATTTTCTTTTTAATTTCATCTGGTAACTTTTTACCATACCAATAACCTTTTTCTCCTTTGTTTTTTTCCCCTATTTTTTTCTTCTGTTCTTCTGTCCATCTAGGTTTACCTTTTTGAGATAGAGATAATTTTATTTTTTTTTCTAAAGGCATTGGTTTTCCATAATGAGGATGATTTTTACCACTTTGATAACCTAATCCACCAGCTATCATATTTTTATTTAAAGGATCATTAAAATATTTTTCTACTAATTCTTTTTCAAATTGATAAGCTTCTTTTTCTTCATTAAAAAATTTAATTATTTTTGTAATTAAAGTAGTTTTAGATTTTTTGCAATCTTCTACCCATTTACTTGAACCTTGATAACCGTCATTCAAATTATTAGTAGAGTGTTTACCATAACAATATTTTCCATTTTTAGGATTTATAGTTTTATAAACATAATGATACATATGGATATTTATAACACTTGGATGTTGACCTATTCAACTTTATCTTCTTTTTGGTCTTTTTGTCTTAGCAACTGTTGTAAATCTTTAGTTGATCCTACGAATAAGGCATTTTTAATTTGAGGTGAAGCCGTTTTAGGTAAGTCTTTCAAATCTTTCATTTTTTTCTGTAAGTCTTGTAATTTTTCAATAGTGGTAGCAACATTTGATATAAGAGCACCTAAAACTTCATAACTCCTAGGAGCTTGGCCTTCTTTAGCAATCTCTAATATGCCTTCTATTGCTTGTTGGCCTTTTTCAATGAGATTATAATAGTTTTCTCTACTGTAATCATAATCATTGTCTATATCTGATTTATTGTTGTCTTTGATTTGTGGTAAAGTTGATTTGTCTGTTTTTATAATAGATTCTAAAGCTGGTTTATCATCAGATTTAATACCAAGTATTTCATTTACTTTATCATCAAGTTTAGTCATAACAATATTATTTATGTTATTTTATCTAGCCGTTACTGGTATTCCAGTTGAAGAAACAAATGGGTTTTCGGCAAATGCCATGTAGATATATGTTTGACCATTTCCATTAGTAAGGTTTTGGGTTGTATTGTCTTTTAGGTTAAATCCGTTAGATACAAAATCAATTAAATGATTTGTTGTGTTATAATCTTCTGCTTGGTTAGCATTTGCAAAGATATTTCTGTCTAAAGGGTTAATAGTGTTTCTTTTATGGTCTTTAATACACCATTGTTCTGTTGTGCTTGTAACTTTAATCATAACAAATGCAGGTTTAAAACCTGTGTACACAAAATTATTAAGTTGATTGTTTCCTGTATATGAACCAAACTTGCTAAATCCTTTTACATCAGCAAAGCAGTAGGCGATATAAGTTCCACCAGTTACATTTACTGCTGTCGCACCACCACCTAAAAGATAAAATACACTTGATGTTGGATTACCACCCCAACTAAATGCTGAAGCCGCACCTGTATTATTTAATTGAATTCTTTGTGAAGAACCTAAAGAAGCATGATAACAATTCCAGTCATCAACATCGTTTCTATGTTTAATTATAATAAATTTAGGTGCAACGCCTAAACCATGACCAACAGTTGCAGAACTTGAATTACCAGTATAACTTACAATACTAAATCCACTTGTTGTATTAGCTGATACTGTGCTTGAAATACTTCCTTGTGTGTTTGATACTCCAGCACCATTTGCTTTCCAGTTCCAAGACACATAAGAATCTCCACTTCTATTAACAATATCAAAAGCTGTTGAACCAGTAGTTAATATAAATCCATCAGAAGCAAAAGCACTAATATATCCATAACCACTTCCACCGTTATTTCCTTCAGTATATGTTGTTTCGCTTGATAATTCTTTATTTAGTCCAGCACCTCTTACAGCATCATTTAACGCAGAAGAACCTGATCTAGTTCTGTTTTTAATCCAAACCCAATCAGGTTGAAAATTAACTCCAGTTACAGTTCTTGGAGAAGTACCATTTCCAGTATAAGTTAAAGTATTAAAATAAGAGCTTCCTTTATCTATTGTTGTATATGCCATAGTCTAACCGTAGTTTGCTAAATTTTTAGTGCATAAAGAATAGTAACCACTTGGTACTGCATAACTGAAATTACCATATCCAGCACCATCAGTATATCCATTAGCTGAGTATGGTGGGTTGCCGAAGTTTAAATTTATAGTAGGAATACCAGTACAAGCAAAAGGCAACCAAGTTTTTGTCATGTCTATTCCTGTTATAATTGCATTACCTGAATTTTCAGCAACACCATTTACCCAAGTATAAATATATCCATTATCTGCATCAAAAGCACAACCAACAATCATTCCATTTGAATATCCCGAAAGACCTGAAGTTACTTGTGTAGTATCTTTCCAAGCAGAATTACCTATTGGATAATAACCAGCAGTTCCTATGTTATTAATATTAATTTTAGGTATAATAGAAGCATCAATAATTCCAGCTACCGCAACATTTGCTGCACCTACAAATTTATATTCCCAATACCATTTGCCTTTAGTAACACCTATAGTTCCAGCAGTACCCGAATCATTTACAAATGTATAAGTAAGATTTCCATTTGAAAATGTACTATTTCCAACTTTACTTAACGAATTAAGAGTACAAAAATTATTAGTAGGAGTATCAGTAGTTTGGTCAATAGATGTTAGATTATTTACTGTGAAATTATTTCCATTACCTGATGAATCTGTTCCAAGTGAAGCTGAATTTGCAAACTTTAAATAGAATCCATTAGTACCAAAAGAACCAGTATATGCTTTTGGAATCCATATTCCTGATGTCGTATCTGTTTCGCCGAAAGAGGATGGGGTTAGTTGCTGTCCATCTATTAAATAAATTTCTGACATATAACCATCAAAAAAATTTGTATAAGCTTGTGGATCACCATAACTATGTTGATCGCTATAACTTCCAATAGAATGATTTTTATATTCAATATTTTGATTTTGAGGTGGATAAGTGCCAGAAAAAGAAGTAATTTGAGAACCATTAATATAAACTTTAAATCTATCAGAAGATGTTGATTGTGTTGTATCAACTGCCCAAACTAAATGATACCAAGCACTTACGTCTCTAAATAATTGAATTGTTGTAATTTCAACACTACCACCATAACCACTTATTTTTAAAGTTGAATCATTCCAAATACTTACAGCTGCACCAGATTGACCACCTAGGTAACCACTTGTAAGAGCATTTGTAATATAATCTGTTGAAAATAAAGCTCTTCTTTCTGTATGTCTAGAGCTCAATTTAAACCAACAACTAAAAGTAAATCTTTGAGCTGTTTGACTTGATGTAGTTTTGTTTAATCTATCTGAACTTCCTTTATCAAATCTTAATGACTTTCCAACTGTGAAACCACTTACAGAATTAGCACCTAATATTAGAGGCATTAAATTACCTCTAGTTTAGGAAATTCGCCGATTGGTCTAGTTGGATTTGTTTCGCCAGTATATTCAAATAATGCTTTTAATTCATCAACAGAATTACAAGCATTAATCATAGCTTCCATTTCGTTTGATTTTGCTCTAACGGCAGTTCTAAATGTTGAAATATTAGCTGGTATCTCTTTACCAGTTTCTGATTTTCTAATCACATACCAATCGCTAGAATTTAATAATCCAGCAGATTGAGATTTAATCATTTGAATCTTTTGCGATTTTAAACCTTTAATAACTACTTGCACACCATCTCTTAATACTGGTTCGCCATTTTCATCTACTGCATTAACATCTTCTAATTGTTTAGGAGTTGCAGTTCCCCATTTTCTAATGGCTTTACCATTTTTAAATTCAAATATTTCATTTGTGTTATTGTAATAATATTCATCTTTTAAATTAGTAGAATCTGTTTCTATTTCATAGATTCCAATTGCGTTTTTTTCAGCATTAGACCAAAGAGTAAATATTTGTGATGAATACTTATTGCCATTTAATTCAAAAGATTCTGGGTTTGCAAATACTTTTGTTATCTGATTATTGATTACAAGTGCGTACATTATGTTATACTCAAGTTAAGGTTTCTACCAGTTTCTTGCCAAACTGTACCATTGTACTTAAATACAAATATATCAGCTTTTGAAGCAGTAGTTGTTAGTGTTGGTGCAGTATCGCCAGTAAATTCATAAGCACTATTAAAAGATAATGTTCTTGAACCAGTGCCATCTTGAATAACTGTTAAAGCTATAAATTGACCAGCAGCACTATTAGTTGGAGCAGATAAAGTTCTGTTGCCGCCTAATGTTACTTTTGCAACAGGTGAAGAGCCTACATCCCAAGTAATTGTAGCACCATCTGCTAAAGTTGCCTCTGCATTATAGGCACCATCATTAAATAACACTAATCCTGTTCCTTTAGTTGTTATGCTTAATCCAATATTTGTATCACTACCAGTGACTGATAAATCTGGTCTATTTCCTGTAGCTGCATTTGTTACTGTAAATTCATTTACTGCTGAAGCAGTGGTTGTAAATTTTATTTGTTCATTACTATTAGCGTCAGCAATAAAACCACCACTTGCTATTTTAGGTGCTGTTAAAACTGTAGATGATAAATCTAAAGGCGTTGTTAGTTTAGCTCCTGTTAGTGTACCATCGGCCACATCTGAAGCAGTTACAGCACTGGCCGCTATTTTAGCAGAGGTAACAGCGTCATCTGCAATTTTTGCTGTGGTTATAGCATCGGCCGCTATCTTTGCTGTGGTTATAGTACCACTGGATATTTTATCAGCAGTAATAGCGTCGTTTGTAATTCCTGAAGATGTTATTTTTGTTAGTGGCATTAGTTATTCTTTTTTAATATTTATACTATTTTCATCATGGTTTATTTGGCCAAGTTATTTATTTGTATTTTAACATACGCTTGTATTGTATGATAGTCCTATGTGAGCCATATTAATTTCCTATTATAGTTTTAATTTCATCATCATTTAAACCTAAAGCTTTAAGTTTGTTTAATGCTGATTGTTTTTTAGCTTTTTGTTGTGCAATATTTTGTTCATATTCAGTTTTTAACTGTTCAATTCTATCTTCTAATTGTTGTTTAGTAGGTTTAACTGCACCTTCTTTGATAACAATTATGTGTTCCCAACACATTCTTTCATTATTTGGAATTTTATTTCCATTATCATCATGTGTTCTCCAACCATACCAATTTGGAGTATCTAAATTAAAACTGTGTAATGCTATTTGTAACCAATCTATTTTCATACTGAATCTCCTAATCTAATAAAGGCCATATAAGTTAAATTTTCATTTGTGTTACCTTGAGTTAATGTTGTTGAACTAAAAGTAACACCAAATCTACATTTAACGACTGCTGTTGATGTTACATTAATTATTGCAGTTGCTGAACCAGTAATAGCAGCAAAATTTGATTCTGTTTGTTGAATAAAATCAGTAGACATAGATGTGGTATTATAAGCAGAATTATCAGTTGTTACGAAAATGATAGTATTACAATTTCTAACATCTCCATTTTTTGAAAAACTAGCATGAAATGTTACAAGATAAAGACCAGTTCTTGGAAAAGAAAAATTACCAGAAGTTTGCGACATTCCAGTTCCTTTTTTCGCAAAAAAATTAGTATCAACTCTTTCAAGATTTGAGGATATTGGGTTTGCGTCTCCAGATAATTGTGTAGTTAGTCTCCACATATCTACTTCTGTAATTCCTTCAACACTTACAAAACTTAAAACCCCACTTCCATTTGTTTGAAGGACTTGACCTGAACTTCCATCTGCACTTGGAAGAGTTAAAGTTAAATTTGATGCTAAACTGTCAGGAGATTTTAGAGCAACATAGTTTGAACCATTGTCAGTATCTTCTGGTAATCTAATTTCAGAACCAGCAGTAGAATTTCCTGTAATTGATAATGGAGATGTAATTGATAATTTGCTTGATGTAATTGCTGCACCTGATGCAATATCAGCATTAACAATCGATGTTCCTAAATTTAATTTTGAATAAGCAATAGCTGCTGAAGAGTTTATATCAGCATTAACAATTGTACCATCAGCTATCTTAGCAGAAGTTACGCTACCTGTATCTATTGAACCTGCTTTAATTTTATTAATAGGCATTAAGTATTCCTTAATTTATTTATATATTTATATGTTTATTCATCTGTGTCTGTGGTTTTATTATAAACACGGCCATCACTAAAAACCTGTATAGTTGTTGTAAATCCAAAATCATCATCGGCATCGGCATTTGAAGGATTT